CGAAGTGTACGGCGCGTTCCCGTCAGAAGGCGACGATCAGTTCATCGGCAGCAATCTGGTCGATGATGCCATGAAGCGGCCAGCAGCCAAGGACAGCAGCGCGCCCATCGTCATAGGTGTAGACCCGGCACGGTTCGGGGCTGACGCTACGGTCATCGCCATACGGCAGGGCCGTGACATCCTAGAGTTGCGGAGACACCGCGGCGCGGACACGATGGAAGTGGCAGGATACGTCATCGACGCCATAGAGCAGTTCCAGCCGGCGCTGGTCTGCATCGACGAAGGCGGGCTAGGCGCAGGCGTCGTGGATAGGCTGAAGGAGCAGCGGTACAAAATACGCGGCGTGAACTTTGGCAACAAGGCTAAAAACCAGACGATGTGGGGCAACAAGCGCGCAGAGATGTGGGGTGCCATGCGTGACTGGCTCAGGACGGGCCACATCCCGACAGACAGGTTCCTGAAGACAGACCTCATCAGCCCCAAGACTAAGCCTGACAGCAGGGGTACGCTGTTCCTAGAAAGCAAGAAAGATATGAAGTCACGCGGGCTGGCCTCGCCAGACGCAGCGGACGCCATAGCGGTCACGTTCGCATTTCCTGTAGCATCTACTGATCCGCGTCTGACACGCGTTGACAAGCATCGCACAAGAGGCTATTCTCCCGCAGGAATTTCTACATCATGGATGGGGTCTTGACCATGGCAGCCAAAAAGGGTCTGTACGCTAACATCAACGCCAAGCGCGAACGCATCGCTGCCGGTTCAGGCGAGAAAATGCGTAAGGTAGGCGCCAAGGGCGCCCCTACAGCTAAAGATTTCAAAGAAAGCGCCAAGACGGCCAAGCCAACTAAGAAGGGTAAGTAAATGCCAGCCAACAAATATACGCGCAGCCTGTACAAAACCGGTACTGTAGCATCTGAGAAAGCTGCGATTGCTAACCGCGACCCAGCCCGCAAGGCAGCCGCTGAAAAGATTACGAAGCGCGAAGGCACGACAAGCCCCGCCGGCGCTCGCTCAGCACTATTGCGAATGGCACCACCAAGCAAGCCAGCTAAAACGCCAACAGTTAAAATGCCTGCTAAACCGTTAACAGCCAAACCGACTAAGAAAGGTAAGTAACATGAAATACCCTCCCGGATATAGAGGCCCTACATTACCTTCAGCGCCAGTGCGCGGTGGAGTAAGAAGAGGTGCAGACATTGGCCCCCGCATCAAAACAGGCTTGGGAGTTACTAGTGGCCCTAAGCCAAGCTCTGTCCCTCGCATCAAAACAGGCTTGGGAGCTATTAGTGGCCCTAAGCCAAGCCCTATCCCTCGTGTCAAAACAGGCTTGGGAGCTATTGGTGGCCCTAAGCCAAGCTCTGTCCCTCGCATCAAAACAGGCTTGGGAGCTATTGGTGGCCCTAAGCCAAGTGTCCGCGGCCCGCAAATTATCCGCACTACTACAAACATGAAGTCATCGCCAATGGGTAAAAAGCGTTAATCATGCCTCTTAGTAAGTCACCCAGCAAAGCTGCGTTCCGCAAGAACATCAAAGCGGAAGTAAATGCGGGTAAACCTGTGAAACAAGCCGTCGCCATCGCATATAGCGTGAAGCGCGCCGCCAGCAAAGGCAAGAAATAATTTATGGCCGACCCCACAGGCATTGAAGCGGCAGGCAAAGTCGCCAACGTAGGATCGAACGCGCCTAAGACAACGCGCGACGATCACGATAAGATGGCTACTATGCGTAGCCGTCTTACGATGACGCAGGCTGCGTATTCAGATAGCCGTGAGGACGAACTAGACGATCTACGCTTTATGGCTGGCAGCCCTGACAACCAGTGGCAGTGGCCGGCTGACGTGTTGTCAACACGCGGCAGCGTGCAAGGACAGGCTATCAACGCACGTCCATGCCTGACAATCAACAAGCTGCCACAGCACGTCCGTCAGGTAACAAACGAGCAGCGACAGAACCGGCCAAACGGTAAAGTAATACCCGCGGATGACAACGCTGACGTACAGGTAGCCGAGATATTTAACGGTGTGGTGCGCCACATTGAGTATATGTCAGATGCCGACGTTGCGTATGACACAGCCTGCGACAACCAAGTCACTTACGGCGAAGGTTACATCCGTCTGCTGACTGAGTATTGCAACGACGATACGTTTGACCAAGACATCAAGATTGGCCGCGTCCGTAACTCATTTAGTGTTTACATGGACCCCACTATCCAAGACCCATGCGGCTCAGATGCCGAATACTGCTTTATCACTGAAGATATACTAAAGTCAGAATATGAGCGTTTGTTTCCTGACGCATCGCCAATTAGCACATTATATAGCCAAGGCGTCGGTGATCAGGGCATTTCGTCGTGGCTACAAGAAGATACAATCCGCATCGCGGAGTATTTTTACAACGTCTACGACTCCGAAACGCTGCATCTGTACCCAAATAACCAGACTGCCAAGGCTAACTCGCCGGAAGACAAAGAACTTAAAAACATGTACGGCAAACCGCTTCGCACACGCAAAGTGGACCGAAAAAAAGTCATGTGGATGAAGACCAATGGCTATGACATTCTTGACGAGCGCGAATGGTCAGGCAAATATATTCCTGTCGTGCGCGTAATCGGCAACGAATGGGAAGTTGACGGACAGATATACATCTCTGGTCTTGTGCGTAACGCCAAAGACGCCCAGCGTATGTACAACTACTGGACCAGCCAAGAGGCAGAAATGCTTGCATTGGCGCCTAAAGCGCCATTTATCGGTTATGGCGGCCAATTTGAAGGCTACGAAAACCAGTGGAAGACTGCCAACACGACCAACTGGCCGTATTTGGAAGTCAACCCAGACGTTACAGACGGCGCTGGAGGCGTTCTCCCGCTGCCTATGCGCGCACAGCCACCGCTGCCCCAAACAGGTCTGATACAGGCTAAAATGGGCGCTGGAGAGGACATCAAGGCCACAACCGGCCAGTACGATGCGTCGTTGGGCGAGCAAGGCAACGAACGGTCTGCAAAAGCTATCGTCGCACGCGAAAAGCAGGGCGATGTCGGCACGTATCACTACGTTGACAACCTTGCGCGGGCAATTCGCTACATCACGCGCCAAATCGTCGATATGATCCCTAAAATCTACGACACGCAACGCATCGCACGCATCATTGGTGCTGATGGCGAAGTTAGCATGGTCAAAATGGACCCGTCGCAGGAAGAAGCTGTTACGGAAGTGCGTGACGAAACCGGCGCGTTGATTGAAAAGATTTACAACCCCGGCATTGGTACATATGACGTTATGGTCACTACTGGCCCCGGCTACATGACCAAGCGTCAAGAAGCACTCGACGCCATGAGCCAGATTTTGCAGTCTAACCCAGAACTTTGGTCTGTTGCCGGTGATTTGTTTGTCAAGAACATGGATTGGCCCGGCGCGCAGGAAATGGCGGAACGGTTTAAGAAAATCCTTGATCCCAAGGTACTGGCTACCGACGAAGAGTCGCCTGAAATGGCTGCTGCACAAGAGCAAATGGAAGTTATGGCGCAAGAACTGAACCGCATGGTCGATATTATTGAAGGCGTGCAGGCAGACGTTGCGAAGCGTGAAGTAGACATCAAGGAATACAAGGCACAGGTAGACGCCTACGATGCAGAAACAAAACGCATCAGCGCCATGCAAGCGGGGATGACAGAAGAGCAAATTCAGGATATTGTCATGGGGACGATTGCAGGCGCATTGGATACAGGTGATTTGATTAGCGGATCACCAGAAATGCGTGAGCAACCTCAAATGATTGAAGAAATGCGTGAGCAACCTGAAATGACCGAAGAAATGCCTCCGCAGCAACCAATGCAAGATACGGGCGGTATGCCTGAGATGCCACCTGAAGGAATGATGTAATGACCGTAAGCCTTAAACATACCTTTCAGTCTGCTAAAGTTGATAGCGCCGACGCAACGATTGTCCAGCCATCCAACTGGAACCAAGAACACGTATTGACAGCGGCTGCGGGTAAAGTTCTTGGCCGAGATACGTCAGGCGCAGGCGCGGTGCAAGAGTTGCCTATTTCCGTTACGTCTGCGGGCGATGTTACTATACCTAACAACTTTGCCGTCACAGGCACTACGACGCTTACCACCGCACTTGGTGTTGCGTCGGGCGGCACCGGCGTAGCCACACTTACAGCTAACAACGTCCTGATCGGGAATGGTACGTCTGCTGTTTCGACTGTTGCGCCCGGCGCATCAGGTAACGTACTTGTCAGCAACGGTACATCGTGGGCGTCTTCAGCGGCAGCAGTGGCCTACCCGCAAAACATCCAATCAGCAAACTACACGCTGGTTATTAGTGACGCAGGCAAGCAGATATTTCACCCTGTGGCCGACACCACTCCACGCAAATACACTATCCCATCAAACGCCAGCGTCGCGTTTCCTATCGGCACGGTAGTATTGTTTACAGTAGAAAACAGCGGTACGTTTGTAACCGTAGCAATAAACAGTGATACACTTGTTTTTGGTGCGGGAACAACAGGGACGCTTGCAGTCGCCGCAAATAACACGCTCATGTGCATTAAAGTTACCGCAACCAAATGGATGGCAAACTATTTATACCAAACAGGCAGCGCGGCGGCGTCTGACTCTATTGCCGTAGCGCACAACACAACACCCTTTGTTTCTGCCTACCCGTTTAACGTCAGTACTGGTTTTGGTATTAAATATACCGACCCAGCTACACTGCCTACTGGCACCAGCTACGGCGTAGCCTTTAGTCTTGCTGGCGATGCTATTGCCGTAGCGCACGACACAACTCCTTTCGTCACTGCTTATCCTTGGAGCGGTTTAAGTTTTGGCACTAAATATACCAACCCAGCTACACTGCCTACTGGCCTTGGCTTTGAGGTAGCTTTTAGTGCTGCTAGTGACGCCATCGCTGTAGCGCACGACGTATCACCACGCATTTCTGCTTACCCTTTTAACGCCAGCACTGGCTTTGGTACCAAGTATACCAACCCAGCTACGGTGCCTACAGGCGCTGGCACTGGCGTAGCTTTCAGCCCCGCAGGGAATGCTATCGCCGTAGCGCACGACACATCACCCTTTGTCTCTGCCTACCCGTTTAACGTTAGCACTGGCTTTGGCACTAAATATACCAACCCAGCTACGCTGCCTACGGGCCAAGGCACAAATGTAGCTTTTAGTCCTGCGAGCGACGCCATAGCTGTATCGCACCTCGTATCACCTTTTGTTTCTGTATACCCGTGGAGTGTTGGTTCTGGCTTTGGTACTAAATACGCTAACCCAGCTACGCTGCCTGCTGGCATTTGCAACGGCGTAGCGTTCAGTCCTGCTGGCAATGTCATCGCCGTAGCGCACAACACAACACCTTTTATTTCTGCATACCCGTGGAGCGGTTCAAGTTTTGGCACTAAATACACTAACCCAGCTACACTGCCTGCTAGCGACGCCAACAACATAGCGTTCAGCCGCGGTGGTGATGCCATTGCCGTAGCGCACAACTTAACACCTTTTGTCACCGCATACCCGTGGAGTGTTGGTTCTGGCTTTGGCACTAAATATACCAACCCAGCTACACTGCCTGCTGGCACTGGCAACGGCATAGCGTTTGGCATTTTTTAAACAGGACATTATATGATCTACACACAACTCAGCGATGAATACAAATACGACACACTCGCGGATGCGATGTATGCGCGTGAGGTTGAGTATTTTCATTACGACTTTGACCGTAAGAACTTTGAGCATCTGCTGGCAAACGCTACAGACAACGAGTTTGCGGCCAGCGTAGCAGAAAGACTTAACGACACCTGCAAGCAAATGGGCAATGTGGGCGCCATCATGACGGCGCTGAAAGCACAGATTGAAGACGAACAAGCATATGCAGACGCCGTCGTGCGTGTAACCGCCAAGCGGGAAGCAAAGGAAGCAGAATAATGTGGTATGTCCAAGCCCAAGGCGACACCTTCATACGCCACATCTTTGATGTCGAGCCGACGCAGTGGGACGCGGATAACTATTGCTATGCCCGCCGTTTGACTGACGAGCAAGTAACGCACTTTGGTGTTCACAAGAAGCAGATCGTCACGCCGCCATATCACGATGCAGCCACACAGAGCCTTGAAGAAGGCCCAGCGTTGCTAATCGACGGCGTTTGGACACAGAACTACATTGTGACGGACCTTAGCGCAGATGAGTCAGCCGCAAAGGTCGGCGCGCAATGGAATGTCATTCGCGCTGAACGTAACAAGCTGCTGGTTGCTTCGGATTGGACGCAACTACCTGACGCGCCTGTAGACGCTGCTGCGTGGGCTACATACCGTCAAGCCTTACGCGACGTAACGACCCAAGCTAACCCGTTTGCTATCGTCTGGCCCGAAAGTCCATCATCATGAAATGCGCTGACTTTGTAGGCACACTGTTTCTTGCGCGCGATGTAGCCCATTCGACGCACCTGAACACGCGCAGCTTTGCCAAGCACTCTGCTTTGAACACTTTCTATGATGAAGTGATTGACTTGGCTGACAAATTTGCTGAGGCTTACCAAGGCAAATATGGCCTAATCGGCCCTATTTCGCTTATGTCAGCTAAGAAGACAAACAATATTGTTGCGTTTCTTGAAGGTCAGGTAGACGAACTGATGGAAATGCGGTATATCC